GCCATATGCGTGATGTATATGACCACATACATGTAATGCAGGTCTAATTGTTTCGATACGATGTCTTAACATACCACAACCAACCATTTGTCCATTAGGAACAAAGTCTCTAACATTCTCCGCAGGTCCGTGTGTGATTAACACATCTGTATCGTCCGGTATCATATTCCATTTCTCATACATCTCATCACCACCACGTGGTAAGTTGAATGCCCAATTATAGAATTCAGGTTGCCAAGGACTACCATAAAATTTAATAGGTCTTGAGAACTCAGGACTTTCTACTGTAAAGGAATTATCTTCCAAATAGACAACATTAGATTGGGATAAGTTTTCTTCATTGATTAAATTACTGAGCCAATCAAAATCACCTTTATGGTGTGGTTCATTAATTCTTTCAAATGCGAAGTCATGATTACCCGCAATGAATATCTTGGTGTCGTAACCTTGAATGTTCATAAACCAATGGATAAATCGAGTTACATCAGGTTGTTCACCAATGTTACTTACATCACCGGCGTGGATTAACACATCACCTTTTGGTAATGGATGTTTCATCTTTTGATGAAGGTCATGTGTGTCAGATATACAAACGATTCTCATTTTACAAAAATACGAAAAAAACAAATCAAATCAAACTTTTTTTATTTGTATTGTTAGGGGTTGGTGGGGTTATGTCAATTGTTGTTTAAAGTATCATATCACCGGTGATTTGATATCTATTTTTTTTGTCTATTAAATCGGTGTATTGTAAATTTTCTAATTTTAAATAATCTTTTAATTTAACAATATCTTCTTTAGTGTCAAAAATACCTTCATATGTTATGTGTAATGCCGGTTTTATATTTTTTATTACACCATTATTATAAGATATTTTATCTATTTCATCATTTATTTCGTCTTCATTTTTATCTAACCAACCTTTACTTAATCTGTATTTATCGTGACAATTTTTTACTTCATTTGCATGAACGGCACTAATTGCACAATCTCTAACATTATTTCTTGTAAGTGTGATTACTTTATCAAATGTATCAATTATTTCATCTATTTGATTTTCATTAATAAAATGATTATGAATAAATTTTACTAAAACTTTATCCATAATTAAAGAATTTTGATGTCTTATTTTCCAATCATCATTAAGCACATTAAATGGTTCATTTATCCATTCATATCCTAATTCTAAAGATAACCATTCACTTATGGTGGTACTACCACTTCTGTGGTGAGATATAATTGCAATCCTCATATTACAATATACGTAAAATAAATGAATAAAAAAAGGGATAGATTTCTCCATCCCTTAGAGGGTCGACCAATTAAGGTCAGTTCCACCACTTGGATTATTTTGGTTCCAAGAAACCATAAAAATGTCTTTTTAATTTGGCTGAGATTACACCATTTTGTGATTGACTTTAGAGACATTATTGTTTCTTCTCTTATCCACAGTCTTTTGAACTGTACCAATCAGTGACGGTCAATTAGATTAACCAATCCTTAAGTCGTTGAATACTCTCTCGTTACTCTTCTCTATACAATACCGCCGCACTATATAGAACTTTTCTCAAAAATCATATCGGACTTGGGGTCTTTTATGGCCGTGAACATCTCACGACTATGTAGTCACCTGTTTCCAACGACTGACGAGCACTTTTCCTTTCTTTTGATTTACACCATTGTAAGGGTTTTTTGTTTCCGAATCTTGAAAGTAGTGGCCCGTCTGCCAGCCAAGTTATCTTTTGAACAACCCGATACTAAACTACTCTCTGAAGTTTCCCAACCTCCACACTTTTGGATACCTTCAAAATAAAACCCTTGGTAGGGTTTAATTAAGGATGATAACGACACCACTCGTACTTCACCATACCTTTCGATTTTAAGGTACCCATAGTATTGAACAACACAATAGTGAGATTGGAGGTCTCATTTCTTGTAAAGTTCCACAAGTTACTCTTATTAGTGTTCCCACCTCAACATGACAACTCGGATTGCCATGTCACCCATCCATTTCCTACAGTGTTACCCTCGGAACTAAGGACAGATGATGTCTTGTTTGTCTACTCGAGTTCCATTACTGAAACCGCAAACCGTTTATAACTTTCGATTCACTTTATCCTACTTTCGTAGTTTATTTAACGACTATAGACCGCCGATATCTTTAATTCAAAGAACTTTCTCTTTTAAAAAACCACCGTTGTGATTTCTTTTACAAACTTACACAAAAAAAATTAAATTATCAAATTATTTTTTAGATTTTTTTTCTTTGTACTCGCTTGACGCTTTTTCTTTCTTTTCTTTTGGAGCGTTTTGTTTAAAATTTACCGTTCCTCTTACGTTTAATTTCCATTCAGATTTAGGTACAAACTTCCATCCATGTACTTTAACTTTGTTGTCGGCATCTACATCCGACACTCGACGAATTTCACCGTCTTTACTTTTGATACATTTCATATTTCTTATTTTTAAAAATATAAATAAAAAATATTAAAATACAAAATTATTTATCCTCTTTTTTTTCTTTCAGTTTTGTTTCCTTCAATTCCTCGTAACGTTTTTTTAATTTCTCGTCACGTTCATCTCGAAGTTTTTGAATGTAGTATTCATTCCGTTGTTTGTAATTGTCTTCACTAAGACGGTCCATATCTTTTCCCATAATAATAAATAGTTTGCAGTTAGGGATGGAATCGAACCATCAAGTGGAGATTCGATTGATAACATAAACGCATGCATGCTGGTGGTCAACCCCATATTATCAATCTATTTCTTTATCCACGACCAGGAGACAACTGGTTGCGTAGGCCTAATTCCGCCACCTAACTATAATAATTTTATAAGAAGTTAACATTCAATACCATTCTTCTTGCTACGTTTGTTGGTGTGGTACTTGAATGAAATGTTAACCCATCAAAAATTATGAGTTTATTTTCTTCACAAGGAATTCTTTCATTAACTGACATATTTTTTTTTAAAACTTGGTTATAATATGTCATTGAATCCATATCAGAATTTATATCATATTTTTCATTATAAAAAATGGTATCCCCATCTGTTGTGTTAAAATAAAACAATGCGGTTTTATGTGGGAATGGATAATCAACGTGAGGTGGATTAATATAATTAGAATCTTGTCCCGTTATCATTCCCAAACGAATTCTATATATTTTTTCAATTGGTTCTTGAGCCTTATCTAACATAGTTAAAATTATTGACTCAAACATATAAAACCATGGAGAAGATTTTATCATATCTTCATTATCATCAGGCGCAAAAATCACATTTGCCCAACTTGTCATAGGTATTGAACTTGGGTTATTTTCATCCAAGTTATTGTCATCATATGCGGTTTTTGTAAAATACCAAGGAAAATCCGTCTTATTGATTTTATATTTAACATTGTTAAATACCATCCTTGGCAATGCATTTTCAATAATTTTCATAACTTTTTGTTTTTAATTTGGTGGACCGGGGGAATTTCGAAATCCCAACCTACGCATTATGAGTGCGGTGCTCTTCCTTTGAGCTACAAGTCCATATCGTTTAATCTAACAATTATTGAGGTATAGAATACCAACCAGTTAAAATATATTTTGTTTTGGTATCACTAATTTGTCCTCTATGTGCATGTGTCCAATCTACGGGCCACAACAATAATTTACCAGCTTCCGCTTTTTCAATATGGTTTTGATGTATAAATTCGGTTCCTCCATCATCAACATCATTTAAATAAACCATCCAAACAACAACACGTCTTATTTTAAGTGTGGATTCACAATGCCATTGATAAAATCCACCACCTGGTTCATACTTTTGAATGTTAAATGCCTCCATTTTAAATGAGCTCATCATTTTCAAATATTCAAATTTATCACAATATTCTTGAACACATGAATTAATAATAGGAATACTTTCACCCAATGTTGGACCCCATGTATCTTGTAATTCTTTAGTATTTAATGAATCCGCGTGAAAAGATAAATCAATTGATTTTTTTATTTCTTCAACCACACCTTTTCCAACTATACCCGGCCCAGGTAAATTAGATTCATTGAATTTAGTAATAATATCATTACATAAATTTAACGACAAAGCATTTTCTTTTCTGTAAATGAATTCCATAGTTTTTTTTATTTTCACTACCTTTGTGGTAAACTGTTTTACAAATATATGTAAAAGTTTGATTACAACAAAAAACCCGAACAATTTTTAAGTTGTCCGGGTCTTTTTATTTTTTGGTTTTTTTTAGAAATTAATTGTCGATAATTTGTAAGTTATACCAAGACCCGGTGAAAAATTAGAACCAACGAGATTACCTATAACCCATATCTTTAATCCTTCAGATTTCAATGGTGCATAACCAACCCAAACGTTAGGTTTGTTAACTTCACCAACAGGTTGGATACCCACACCTAACATCATTCTTTCATTCGCAAACATACGAATAACACCAAATTTCATGGTTTTATCAAAGCTACCTGTTTTAGTACTAACCATAGGGTCAGCATCATACTTAAAACCAACATAGGCTCCCCATCCTTTTTTGACGTAACCACCAGTTAAATATCCGTCCATTCCTTTGTTAGTGGCGGAACCAAATAATTCTTGAGCATTTGAACTAAAAGTACAACCAAGAATTAGCGCGAAAATAAATAATAATTTTTTCATAAGTTTTTATATATAAATATCTAATTTTTATTAAAGTGTCTGAATTTGAGACGGAACCCTATCTAATGAATCTTTTTCAAGGATATTTTTTAATACTTTTATTTTTTTTCTTGTATTAATTAAATCTTTTTTTGAAGTGCCCAATTTATCTTCTGATTTTTTATCTTTAAACCACCTAACGGCAAAATCGGTATTTTCTTTTTGATTTACATCATCCCAAAGTTTTCTATATTCTAAGGCTTTTATCTCTTCTTTTAGTTTTTGTTCTAAAACCATTTCATTAGATAACTTTTGTCGATAAAAAGTCATATCTTGACTGTGTGATGGTCCTCCGACCGCCAAACCAAGCATAATTAAAAGTTCTTTTAAATCTAACATATATTTTTTATTATAAATATAAAAATACTGAAAATCAAGTCTTTATCTTTTTTTTATTGGTTCGACTTGTCTAAAATAATAACGATTTTTTAAATGGTAACCATTAATACCCATTCTATGGTTTGGTTGTAAATTTCTATTACGTGGATAAAATTTACCGGTTTCTCTCACATAAGTGAAACAACCACTCAATGTTATTAAAATAATAAATAATGCGATTGTCTTTTTCATATTGTTAAAAATTACATAAAACCATCTTCGCACCAGATGGGAGTCTTATCACCCACATAAGCACCTCTGACATTAAAGTCAAAATACTCAATGGCTTCTTCTACTGACATATCTTCATCTGTCACCAATATCTCAAGACATTTGGTTACTGAATAGATTAGTCTCATTGATGGTTCTTCAACACCAATAACGGCTTCATCGAATCCGTCGGCTTTAAGAAATTCTTCTTCCTCAAAATATTCTAATAGTTGTTCTAACATAATTAAACTTTTGGTGACCCCAACGAGATTTGAACTCGTGACTTCGCTGTGAAAGAGCGATGACTTAACCGCTTGTCGATAGGGCCAAATAAATAATCTAATCACGTTTGGTGTTGTAAGAATCTTAATCTCACATCAGTCCCTATTAGGGGATTGTATTAGTTATACGACACACCTTACGTAATCAAACTTTTTTAATTTAATTTCTATGTTGGTGGCTACATTTCTTCAACTCAACTTATTACTAAAATTGTTTAAGTAAAACAAAATTATTTAATAAAAACCACCAGAACTTAAATTAAAAAATTAACAAGTTTTTTGTTCCCCTCAGAACATCATAACCAATTTTACTTGGCGGTTACATTTTCGCATTGGGTTAATTACTCCCCGCTTATAGTAACTCTATCCTCACCGCTCTAATATCGCGCACTCAAGACGGCTATTTGGAACTCATATACCGTGGGATTACACCACAGTCGTCACTTGTTGGAACAAATATATCATAAGTTTTTTAAATAAAAAAATTTTATGTTAAAAAAATATGTTAATCCAAATAAATTGATTTCTCTCATATTTATAGAATATGAAAAAAGTACCTCTCTCCACTTTTTTGATACTAGTACTTTTTGTACTAATATCTGGTTTTAGTACAGTTGCTCAAACTGTTTGTGTGTCAAATGTTGACAATAAAATAAAAATAGGAAAGTTTACCGGCAATAGAAATTTTGCTTTCGGGGTGAAGAATATCTTTCAAGAAATCTTACAAGATAAAAATTTGGACATAGTAGAAAGTCCTGAATCTGCCGATTATACAATTAGCGCGGAGATTCTGTATTTCGATGTTAATAGAACAAAACGTAACATATCCGTATTTCATTCAGACGTTGAGGAAACATTGGTTGTTATTCGTGGGATGATTAAAAACAAAGAAGGAAAAAAGCTAAAAGAATATGTGGCTGAAGAATCCAGTACGGAAGTTTCAACATCAACAATAATAACCGGTGAAGCGAGTGAAACTATAAATCAACAAGCTCTTTCATCTTCAATTAAAAAAACATGTCAAACATTAATTAACAAATTAACAGAAAAACTATGAAAAAACTATTAGTATCTCTCTCCCTAATACTGATGTCATTGACATCATTTGGTCAATTAATAATTAACCAAGAAATCGTCAACTCAAAACCTTATAGAGTTGGTGATACATTAACTATGAAGTATAATGTTGTCAAAGGAACAACAAACCCAAGATACCTTTGGTTACGTTATCAATACTCAAACAAACACCTACAAAAATTAGGTAATACAGTATTTTCACAAGGAACAACAGCACAGAACTTTGAAGCAACTTGGCCAAATTATATGTTCACACAAAATCCATCAATTGGTGTTGGTGAATTGGATAAACAATATGGTTCAACACCTTGGAATTATACACAAAATAATGATTGGATATCAAAGCAATTTACAACACAAAGAGCAGATGCGGTAATTGATGGGTTGTGGGCAACTGAAAAATTCATCTTATTAGAAAATTCGACCTATCAAGGAATACACAAATTAGATTTATCAACTGCGAATGGAACAAACGATGCACCAATTATACCTATCGGCTCTCAAGTTCTTCAATTATCATTTGCAGATGCGGATGTAAAACACGTTTCAGCATTTAGAGTAAAAGTTGGGTATCCATCTAATTTTGATGTTACTTCATTATCCGTTTTAATTCAACCATTAAATACAGATGGTACCACTAATTTTACCGCACCGCAGATAGCAAAAAAACCGTTGAATTCAGCGGGAATTGCTGACTTTGAACAATTTAATATTGGTGATAAATTTGGAGTATATATTGTTCCAACTACCGGAGCAGCTTATTTAAATAATGTAGTAACTGTTACCGATGCTTATAGAGCATTCTTAGCGGTAACTGATGTTGGATTAAATGGTACATCATCGGTATTCCAATATCCTCCAATAGAAAGGGCAATTGGTAATGTAACAATCGGTGACGGTGATTTTAACAATAACGATGCTTATTACTTATTTGCACACATTTTAGGACAAGATGTCGCTTCAAAAGCAAACATAACAAGACAAGGAGCAAATCCATTACAATTTATATCGGTAAAACAATCTGCGTTCCCAACTTTTGCTGCAGCAGCAACTAACAATTCTGTAACTATAGCATCGGCAAATCAAACGGAAATATTTTCTTACGCATTTAGTGGTGATTTGGACTTTTCACATTCATCTAATCCGGGTTCACCAATATCGGGAAATAGTACAGGTGGACAAGGAACAATGAATAGAACAATTGCTAGTAAAGGTATTTACGCAAATCAATTATCAGGAACTGCAACATTAAGTTTATCATCTAAAATTGAAAACAACAAAGTTATCCTAAGTGGTAACTTATCGCAAGAAGGATTAGCGGGTTTAGAAGTTATTATGAAATATGATAATTCTAAATTAACATTAGATGGTATTGTGTTTGATGCAGGTTCGTCAATAACTAACTTCTCAACAAACAAAGATGGTAGGTTAACATTTGGTTCTATGGACCAAATAAATAAGGCTAGAATTAAAACTGGTACACCTTATAAATTAACCTTCACATCTAATGTTCCATTAACAAACACCGCAGGTTTATTTTATACTGAATTAGCCGATGCTGTGGATGGTAAAGGAAATAAGATTGGATTAAATGTAGAATAATGAAAAAACTACTTATTGTAATATTAATATTATTATCCGGTAGTATATCCATAGCACAATCCATTACAAAACCCGCCTCTAAAAAGTTTGAACTAAACGTTAGTGGGCAGGTTTGTAGTGGATTTGTTTTAAATGGATTTGCAACTACCGATATTTTATTAGCATCAATAGGTTTTATTAATCCACCTGCCGGCACAACATTTAATATAACCACAACTACGGGATTAACTCCCGCATCAGGATTTACTTTAACGGGTAATAAAGCTCGTTTAGTATTTACGGGTACAATGGTAAATATAAACAATGCATTGGCATCTTTAAAAATAAATACAGGTGCAACTGCTGGTAATGTTCAAATATCAGTATCGGCAACCTTAAATCCAACCGGTTTCTATTACAATCCAATCAACGGACACTTTTATAAACCTGTAACAACTGGAGCAAGTTATACTGCGGCTAGAGCTGCATCATTACTAACAACATTCAAAGGACAAACGGGTTATTTAGTTACAATAACATCCGCCGATGAAAATTCTTTTATATTTGTTAATGTTCCCCAAGCTAACATATGGTTTGCAGCAACGGACGAAGTAACTGATGGAAGATGGGTAATTGATGCGGGACCTGAAAAAGGGACGGTAATGAAAACATCTAATGGACAAACTGCCGGAAACATTGTAGGTGTTTATAATAACTGGGCAGGTGGTGAACCAAATGGATATAATCATAGTGAGGATTATGCGGTAACAAACTGGGGTGGTGCATCAACTTGGAATGATTTATCAAACAATTATAGCAATCCATATATAATTGAATATGGAACTTGGACTAATCCTGATTCACAAACCTTTACAGATTTCTATTCAGCAAACGTAATAAACCCCATAGATGTTCCATCATCAAAAGTTAATTTTTACTTTGGTGGTGGTATAAATCCATCACAATGGTCAGTAAAATCTTATACCGCAAACGGAGCAACTGCAGTTAGTACAACTAATGGTTTAACTTTGGGTACAAATGGTAGTGTAGTTAATACAAGTGATTTTGTTAAAAGTAAAACAGATATGGTGATGTACTTATCAAAACTCCCATCAACTACTTTAACAAATCTTTATTGGAGTGTATTAACTGTTGGTGATGCATATTTGGCATTTCAAGAGTTGGCAGATAGAGGATTGACAGGAACTGAAAGTAAAGCATTTACAAATGGTGTTCAGTTCTTAAATGGAGATATAGATGGAAACAATGTATTTGATGAAAAAGATTCATACAGAATATTAAGACACGTTATAGGTAGTGAAACATTGATAGTTTCTACTTGGAGTGAGGATAATTTATTTAGATTAATAAAGAAAAGTACATTTGATGCCATAACCAAATCAAATTGGACAACAACAAATGTACCATATAAAGCAAACTATCCATTACCGGTAGATGCCACTATAAATGATTATGTATATGATGTTGTAGTGGCATTAAAAGGAGACGTAAACATGTCACACACAATAGCACAAAATACACAAGCCACCGCAAGTGTAAATCGTAGTATTAATTTAACTACACCTATGGAGGTTTCTACATATGTTTCAAGTGAAATTGTAGATGGTAAGGTAGTTGTATCTATAAAGGTAAATACATTGGGACAATTACTAAAAGGAGTTCAGTTAAAGTTAAACTATGATAGTGACATTTTAAAATATGAAAGTACCGAATATACAACTTCGGGTAATCCTTTGAATTTTTCAAATAACATTGGAAACTTTATAAATTTTGGTTCATTAATTTATAACGGAACCGGATTACTAAATGATAACACAGAATACAAATTAATATTTACACCAAAAGAAACCATAACTAATACAATTGGTTTGACATCAATTGAGGGAATAGATGCCATAAATGTAGGTGGTACAACTCTTAAAATTAAAAATTTATAATGAAAAAGTTTATAATTACTCTTATTTTTATACTCACAGTACAAATTTGGGGTTATTCTCAAACTGTATCAATACCCGATACTATGCAATTATCGGCAAAAGAATTATTTGGAGAGAGTGATGATTGGAATGATTTAGGTATATTAGAATCTTATATTGATTTTTCAAAAGATGTTCTTTCGTCTTCAAATTTATCAATTGGTATAATTGGAAAGCAGGTATCAACCACCATAAATTTAGGATATAGTAAGTGGTCTAAAAATGGCATGTACGGTCATTCATTTTCTACATCAATAAATCCAATATGGAAATATTATGGTGTGGGTTATGGATTTAGTAGAAATACCGATAAAAGAACAACAACATTACAAACATTCTATTCAACCGATTTTGATTTTCAAAAGGACATAAATTTTTCATTCATAGATGTTTATAGAACTAAAAAGTGGGGAACATTTGGATATAGTTTAATAGCATCAAAAACATTTTGGGGTTCTTATGAAGGGGAGTGGGAAGGAAAATATACGGTAGATTCAGATGGTAACTTTTTAGATTTAATATATCCAACAATGCCTGCATCATCTCAATTAACTTATAAAGGAATGTTAATGTACACATATACATTCAAAACAAAGATGGTTGATGTATCACCACAACTATTTGGTATGAGTGATGTATATGTAGATTTCAAAGATGGTACCCCATCGGATTTGGCTTATGTAAATGATTTTAATTTAGACTTGTATTATGGTACATCTTTAGATTGGAAAATAACAAAAAGATTTGTATTGAATACTAATATTCGATTCAATAAGACTTGGGATAAATTATCAGAATCGGTAGGTTTTAAAAAATCTAATCCAATAATGTTTATGATAGGAACAAACTTTCAATTTTAATGAGAAATAAAATTTTATTTTTATGTTTTGTGATTGGTTTTATACTTTCTTGTGAAAATGAAGATATAGTCACACCGCAAACTGTTGATATTTTTAAGGTAGAACAATCTACATTATCAAACAAAAGTGAAATTAGTTTTAATATAGAAAAAGAAGGAATGTATATTGTAACTATGATAGATAGAAATACTAACCAAGTTATTAGTAGAGAAAAAATAAAATGTATTACCGGTAATAATAAAATAAAAATTTATACCAAAACATTACCAAGCCGATATTTATATTTAAAACTAGAGGATAGTTTTAATAATCAGTTAGCAAACACAATAATAATAGTAAAATAAAAAAAAAAGAAAAAATGAAAAAAGTAATTGGATTATTAATGGTGGTTTTAACAGTTATTAGCTGCACTAGTGAAGATATGTTAGTACCGGCACCAACCGAAGTAACTGAAAAATTACAAATAATGGGTAATGTAGGAATTAAAGTAGAAACTCCATTTGTAAAAGAACAGGTTGCCATGAATGTAAAAGCTGAAAGTGCTGGAACATATGTGGTAAAAATATTAAATATAGCAAATAAATCAGTATCAAAAGAAGAAGTAAAGTTAACTGCAGGAAACAATTTATTAAAAATTTACGCAAATGCTTTACCATCTTCGGCATATAGAATTGGTCTATTCGATTTAGAAGGAAACTTATTAGGAATAGCAGATTTTAACAAACTATAAAATAAACTAAAAAA